TAAAGAACTTAAATAAAGAAAAAGATTTAAGATCTATTGTCGATTTAGAACAATCGACGACAAATAAAAAGTCGGTTTTAAAAGAAAAAGATTATGAAAAAGATGCTCGGTTCATGAGCTTTTATAGTATATATCCACGGCAGGTACAGCCATGGGATGCATGGAAGGCATTTAAAAATAAAATTGGAAATAATGACGAGTTACTAAATACACTTCTCACCGACTTAAAATTAAGAAAAGAAAAACATTCTCAGTGGGGAGACAAGCAGTTCATTAAATTGCCGGCTGGATATATTCGGTCAGGTGAATTTCTAGGAGAAATATATAACGCCGAAACCGAACTGAAGGAAAAAAAGGAACGCGAGCGCCTAGATAACGAGAAGAGACAAGCTGAGCAGGAAAGGTTATCGCAGCTACGAGCAGATACAGAGCGACAGAACGACGAATCAAAATACAAGGACGGTAAGATTTATAGGCAGTTAAAAAAAGAATCACAAAAGATTCCTGTGGCCGCCACAGATAGATTTAAGAATCTTGTAAAAGAAATTACATTGCTATGAAAAGGATTTCATTATGCAAATTACAGAGAATCACTTTAAAAAGTTTTTGGTTGACGAAATTATGAGAACTTCAAAAAATGCAACCGTAAAATGCGCTCTATCTGAAGTTGATAGATTTTATTCTACCGAACAATTCAATTTGTCTTTTGGTCAATGGAAACAATTGAAAATTAAAAATAAGATATGTCGGTCAGGTCCTAGACATATACTCGACATTGTTAAGAATATTACCGATGCTTACTAATACCGAATGTAAAAAAATACTTTTCAGCTTAGGTATCAAGTTAGGAGTATCTCCAAACCTCATAGCCACTCGTCTATTGAACGAACAGGACAAAGTTGACATGATGCACGGGTTATTGGATATCGAGTCACTGTAGTCAAATTTGAAGGTTTGGATGGGTAATGGCATGCCTAATTATGCCCATGGTAAAAAAGAGACTTATGCTCAAGAGAAAAGGCGTATTAATTTTGAAAAAAACGTTGACGGAAGTTTATGTGAATTAAAATATGGCTATAGAAAGCCTTTCGTTAACTATCATGAGTTTGATTGATTATGATAAATGCATTACCAGTACCCAGCGAACGCCAAGAGCAAATGGCGCTTGTAAGATGGCTAAATTATCACATTGTTTTGCGTGATTATTTTTTTAAAAATGACAATGAGGGCAAAAGAAGTGAAATTTCAGGATATAATTTGAAGATGATGGGACTATTACCAGGCGTCAGTGACTTGTTTATATTTTATCCAACAACTTCTTTTTATGGTTTGTTTTTAGAGGTTAAAAGAAATAAAAAATATACGCCTTCCGAGCGCTCAACTAAGACGTGGATTGCTCAGGAAAAGTTCATCGAGCGCGTTAAAGATAGGGGTTATGCAGGTCATTTTTGTTATGGATGGATTGACGGTAAGGCTATAGTTGAAAACTATTTAACCACATAAGGAATATTTAATTGCCAAAATTTAGCGCTGAATCATTTACGAAGCTTTCTACGTGCCATACTGATTTACAGGTTTTGTTTTATGAGGTAATTAAGACATTTGATTGCGAGATTCTGGAAGGATATAGGAATGAATATGACCAAGAAAAAGCTTTCAATTCGGGTAATACTAAGCTACATTGGCCAGATGGTAAACATAATCATCAGCCTTCAATGGCAGTAGATGTATCCCCTTATCCTGTTAACTGGAACAATCATAACCGTTTTTATTGGTTTGCAGGTTATGTTATGGGGATTGCGCAAAAGCTGCGAGAAGAAGGAAAGATTAATCACTTTATACGTTATGGTGGAGATTGGAATAGCGATAAAATAATTGAAAATGAGAGCTTTAAAGATTTGGTTCACTTTGAGTTAGTGGAGTAAATTGTGGAGACTGTCATGAAAAGGCACAGAAGACATGTAAAATATAAAAAAAATATTATATCTTTATCGTCTGTATTGTATTTTGTTGCATTTATTGCAATATTTATATCTATTATCAAAACAGGACGTATTGATAATATTGAATTCAACGAGTTAATTAAATCTTCCGATGGATTTGAGTCTGTGTTAACTGGTATAATTATGCTCGTACTTAAAGTTAAAAAGTAGTAAAATAATATAAATCACTAAAGGATTAGTGTATGTCTGGAAAACCGAACCCCCCTAAAGAATATGCCAGAGAACCTATTGGTAGGCCGTCTAAGTTCACCGAAAAAAGGCGCAATGACATCATTGACGCTATATCACATCGTATTCCCTATCAAATGGCAGCTGAAGCTAATGGTATAACCTTATCAACTCTTTATGAGTGGTTTAAGATAGGGCGCGAGCATTCATCAGAGGGAATAGAGTCTGAATATACGATATTTTCGGAAGCTCTAAAGAAAGCTGAAATGACAAAAGTTAGACAGCATTGCGATATAATTGCCGAAAGACCTGAGCGTTGGCAAGCTGATGCATGGCTTTTAGAGCGGCGATGGTATAAGCATTTCGGGCCTAATGCACAGGTAAATGAGCTAAGTGAACGAATGGACAAGCTAGAAGATGGAGTGGACAAAATAGAACTGGGAGGGTCTAAAAATGAAGAATAAAGTACACAAGTCAGTTAAAAATATGGAAGGTGATTTCTCAAAGCACGAGAAGCATCTGCATGAGAAACCTAAGCCTATGAAAGCATCTAAAAAGAAAGATGCTAAATATTAAGGAGAATAAATTATGCTAGATAAGAACCCAGATCACCATACCGTGGAAGAAGCACAGAAACGTGTTAAACAGCAAACTCGTATGGGACGAAATGGCCAGCCTATGGATGGATGGATGAACGATATTCCAGGTGAAAGCGTAGAACAAAATGCTTCAAGACTTAAATCTTTTGATAAAGACTATAGAATAGCAAACAACCAGCGTGAACAAGGTAAAAAATAACTAGGAGCAGTCATGAGCGGAAAATATGTATCTGAGAAACCAACACGTGGCCTCAATGACCCTGCGCCTGAAGTGGTTCGTGGCAAGAGAGTTACGCAGGAGGCTTTCGCCAAGAGTGGTGCGTGCCGTAATCTTGAGCCTCAAAGCATGGCTAATTATGGCAAGCTTAACTATGTAGAGAGTATCCCTGATTATCTGACCAAGCAAAAGGATGGTAAATAATCATGCCATTAATTAAAGGCGCAAAGCCCGGAAGCAAAAACTTCGGTAAAAATATAGCTGCAGAAGAAAATGCCGGTAAAAAACCTAAACAGGCCATCGCTATCGCCTTTTCTGAGGCCGATGAGAAAAAGCGCAAACCAAAAAGGAAGTAATCATGGCGAAACTCACAACTGATAAACGCAAAAAGATACCAAAGAAAGAATTTGGATTGCCTGGTGAAAAGAAATATCCAATGGAAGATAAGGCACATGCGAGGAACGCCAAAGCACGAGCGTCTGAGATGGTTAACAAGGGTAAGCTATCTAAATCAAGTGAATCAAAGATTGATGCAAAAGCCAATAAGGTATTGGGAAAGAAGAAATGAAAAACCCACAGCATGGTGAAAACAAGACTCAAGTAAATAGTTTGTATCCACCTTCAGCACGGAATGCTAGGCGATTATCTAGAAAGAATAAGGATATTATTCATGGCAGTGATTCAAAACAAGTGGTTAGAGAAAGAAAAGAAAAAGAAAGCAATTGATACGGCCCCAGCATTTGAAGCTAATTCAATGGACAGCTGGCTTCCTATCAATCCTTCAAAACAAGTTAAGCGCACATCACAAGCATCTCGTGCAACCATGGTCCGTACTTTGCGAGGAGTGCGTAAATAGTGGATTGCAAATTATGCGGATATCCTGAGTCACGCGTTGTAAGCACTACCAGTGATGACAGAACAAATCAAATCTATAGGCGTCGAGAATGCATTAAGTGTGGGGCTCGTTATTCAACGCAAGAACATTTCCGTGAAAACTATAAAAATGCGCCTTACAAAACTCAACCTCCCAAGCAGGTGCTTGAGAAATGATGACAGCATCGGCCATTGCTAAACGCATTGAATCAATTGAAGACTCAAGACGAAAAGGTACTTCGCGTCAATTAACAATTACTGAATCAGGAATGATTATTCATGCAATTAAACAAGATAAAATCTATATCCCCACTAGAACTGGTAACATTGCTCATAACGATGATAGCTTTGTGCGTGTCATTATGGGCCCTTATGGAAGTGGAAAGTCTACGTGGGCAATCACTGAAATCGTTAAACGAGCTTGCGCGGTCCCTGCATGGAGCCATGGAAGACGCCGAAGCAGGTGGGGAATTGTAAGAAATACATCCGGCGAGCTTTCATCTACTACTCTTGCAACCTGGCTTGCATGGTTTGAAGATTTAGGAGATATACGTAAACGTCAAAAGCCAATTATGACTTATGAGCATTGCTTTAATGATGGCCATGGTATGGTTGAGTTAGAGTTGCTTTTTATCGCTCTAGACCGTCCTGAAGACGTTAGAAAGATTAAGTCGCTAGAGTTGACCGGATGCTACATAAACGAGCTCTCAGAGGTCCCTAAAGCCGCCTTAGCCCACATGAAAGGGCGTGTTAATAGATATCCTTCAAAAGCATTCTGCTCGGAACCTTATTGGGCGGGAATTATAGCAGATACCAATCCGCCTGAAGACGATCACTGGATATTTAAAGACTTTGAAGATAATAAGTTTGAGCATCATATGCTGTTTAAACAGCCGCCTGGATTAATAAAAGATGAAGATAATAAATGGCATCGTAACCCTCTTGCCGATAATGCTGGTCATTTGCCTGATAATTATTATGAGATGCTGGCAGAAGGACAATCTCAGGAATTTATTAAAGTCTTCTGTCTTGGTGAGTACGGTTCTGTTGGTTTTGGTAAACGAGTTTATCCAGAATTTAATCCTGATTTTCACGCAGTTGATTCTTTATCTGCTATTCAAGGCGAGCAACTTATTCTTGGTTGGGACTTTGGGCTTACTCCTGCTTGTGTGGTTGTACAATTGTCTGCTCGCGGTCAGCTCATGATATTGAAGGAATATGTGGGTGATGGGATGGGTATTAGGACATTTGCTGATTCTATTGTGATACCTTCTATTGCTAAAGACTTTCCATATTGCAAGGTTGGAATGTCGGTTGCAGATCCGGCAGGTAATGCTAGAAATGAGATTATAGAAGAAATGAGCTGTATTGGCGAGCTTAACTCACTAAATATCCCAACTGTTAGCGCAAGAACCAATGATATTGACCCCAGGCTTGGAAGTGTCAGATACTTCCTAAACAAAATGGTTGATGGTAAGCCTGGATTAATATTAGACCGTCGTAATTGCCCAACATTGTTCAAGGGATTTGTTAAAGACTATGTATATGCGCGCATTGCAGTCTCAGGAGAAGAGCGTTACAAGGATAAGCCCAATAAGAATATGAGCTCACACCCCATGGACGCTCTTGGTTACGCCTGTCTTGAGCTGGCTTCCGATAGGATTACTCATGATAAGATGCAGTGTCAAGAGAGAGTTAATATGTTTAACCCGGGATTTAGGTGGCAATGATTAATACAGATGTATATCCGCAAAGTGTAGATTTTAATTACTCAATTAGATGTAGTTCACACCAATTTAAGCCTTATGTTTATTGTGAAATGTGCATGGTAAGATCGAATTTACAAGATATAAAAATGGATACTATGAGATCGGTGACTCATACCCTATCCCAGTCATACATTTGCTTAAATGAAATGATAGACAAAATTGATAGGATAAATAAAATCGTAGCAGAAATGCAAATAGAAATTAACTTATTGAAGACTAAGAATGACTGAAATAAGGTGTCACTATTGCCGTAAATATTGTAGGCGTATCAATCTGAGCAATAGATGCGTGCAATGTGAAAAAGAATTCAAAGAAATTCCTTTGAAAATATTAAAACGATATGACGGAGTGTTTAAAAACTTGGCGGATAGATAATGGAATACAAAGGCATTAATAGCAGGATGGAATATATTGAAGACAAAATTATGTTTTTAACAAGACGCCTTGAACCATTAATTAACCATACTAATCTTGAGAATTACATAAAATACATGATTGAAGATATCTATGAGGAAGCGCATATAAGAATTAGAATACCACACCGCTGTCCTGTATGCACTGGAACCACATATGATGGTAATGAAGGAACTTTGTGTATACCCTGTGATGGTACTGGAATAGTATGGGGTTAGAATGGAAATTAACTTTAAATTAAACGGAGAATAAAATGTCAATTCAGTCAAATATTAATTTGGTATTAAACTTTGCAGGTGAAGCTAATAACATAGTTCCACGTATGGGTAGGTTATATTGTCCAACTAATACATTGGCACAAGTAGCTGCCGCAGGATTTTTGGATAACTATTTAAAAACTCAAGATGCATCTTTGCTTGCAACAGATTTTGTAATGGCTGTAGCATCTGATGGGCATCAGATTTATAAGCCTGTATTTACAGCAGGTTCTTGTCAATTAACTGTTTTACCATAAACTACACAAGGAGACGTAAAGATGTTGTTACAAGCAGCTATTGATTTATTAAAAGACGGGGAATGCATGCATCGTACAGGATGGGTTCCACAAGACGGTTATATCGTGTGTATGCCTGGCATGTCTCATGCATGGAAGATTGTTTTACATCCCACCCCAAATGCTGGTAATTATATATTCTCAATTGAGGATTTAGTAGCTGATGATTGGGAAAAGTTTGAAATATCAAAAGAGCCAATTGAAGTTGCTACGACTGAAAGTAACGCTGGTTGTTAAAACAACAAAGTCAGGCTTAGATTAGCTTGATTAGATATATCAAAACTCGACTTTGACATAGATATGTTGAAGTCGCGCTTTACCCAATTAACTCAAAGGATTGAGTGTCATGGAAATAATTGCCGAACAGATGTCAGTCGATGACATTGATAGCATTAATGAAGAACTTCAAGACAGGCTTGAAGATGCAGGAATTGATGAAGCGGAAGTCTTAAAGAAAGCTCGTGAAGATTTGGTGCTTTGGGATGGCTACTTCGGCGAAAATATGACTCGCGGTAAAGATGACATGAACTTTGTGCTGCGTGACCAATGGTCAGCGGTTGAGCGCTCAGAGTTTACGCGCCTTTTTAAACCTGCAATGACATTCAATAAGCTCTATGATACCACAAAGAAAGTTGTGGGAGAGCAAAGAAAAAATAAACCAGACTTAATGGTTAGATCACTTACTGGAAAATCAAAGCAAGCTCAAATCGACTTACGAGCAGACCTTGTTAGAACAATATCCTACCAATCACAAAATGATTTAATCTATCAAACAGCCTTTAAGCAAGCTCTCATGATGGGCTATGGTGCGTTTGAGATATGTTTAGAATATGAAAATCCACGCTCATTTAATCAAAAGATAGCCTACGAAATAATACCTGATGTAACACGTACATCATTTGACCCAACAGCTATGAAGCCCCATAAGGGAGATGGTAACTTTTGTGGAAGACAATATGTTTACACAAAAGAAGAATTCTATGCAACGTTTCCCTGGGTAATGAATCCAGTATCGTACTCTGACCCTCGCTCACTACTAGACTTTCAATGGGAAACCAGAGACACAATAGTCGTATGCAAATACAACAGGAAAGAGTGGTATCCCTTAAAGATTCTCCTATTAACAGATGGCAGTACTGTTACTGAGGATGAATGGGAGGATATGCAAAAAGAAATTGAGATGAAAAAGCAGCTAGCACAAGGTTCTCAAGTTGTTGGAGATATGATACGCCGGTCAATCCCTGAGATACACGGCGATAGAATGAGCAAAGATTATAAGATTCGACAATATATGATGACTCAAAACCAGGTAATAGAGTTCACAGACTGGCCTTCTAAATACCTGCCACTTATATTTGTAGATGGAGATTCGAACTTTATTAACGGGCAGCAGTATACACGCTCATTTATTCATGAAGCAAAGGATGCGCAGAAGTTTGTTAACTATGTGGGTTCTGAGGTTGCGGCTGAGATTAAAAACCGTCGCCGTGAACAATGGATTGGCACGCCTGATAACATTCTTGGTAATGAGCAAATGTGGAGAAATCCTGAGCTGCAAAATGGGATATTAATAGCAAAGCCCGATCCTAAAACAGGAGCTATGCCAAATAAAATGCCGCCATGGGAGATGTCACAGTCTCTATTGCAACAATATCAAAGAGGCTGTCAGGATATACGTGAAATATTGGGTTTCTCTGAAAATGAAGCTCTTCAAGGACGTGATATGTCAGGTAAAGCTCGTCGTGAGCGCAAACTTGAAGGATCCATGTCAGCTTATGTCTACTTTGATAATCTTAATCAAGCGATTGAGCAAGGAGGGCGGGTTGTACTTGATTTGCTTCCAACAATAATTGGTGAAAATGAGCGTCATATGGTTATATCAAAGGCCGATGGGCGCACAGATTCTATCACTTTAAACAAATTAGTTGGCAATTCAGAAGATGGCCAAGAACAACGAGAGAATGTATTAGAATCCGGTGATTACGATGTAGAAATCGATACAGGTCCTAGCTTTGCGGTACAAAAAGATATAGCTTTGGAATTCTTTCAGCAGACTTTACAAGCTAATCCTCAGACATTTCCTCTTATTGCAGACCTATGGGCTAAGAATCTTGACGTACAGTTCATGCCGCAAATTGCAGAGCGGTTTAAAACAATGGTGCCTCCTGAAATACTTGCTAAAGAAGAAGGTAAACCACCTCCTCCTCAACAGCCAGACCCCCAACAAATGATGGCCCAACAACAAATGCAAGCCCAACAACAAATGATGCAGATGAATGAACAAAAGATGCATCTTGAAGAACAAGCGTTAATGGAGCGTGCAGAAGAATTAAAGATTCGTAAAGAAAAGCATATGCTTGACCAAGCCGAAATGATTTTAAAAGCCCAAGAGATGAAATCAAAAATGGGCCTTGAGCAGCAAAAGATTAAGGTAGACCATGGAAGATTATTATTAGATGCTGATAAGAGTGAAAAAGACTTTTCATCAAAGCTTGCATCCGTGTTATCGGATATACATAAACATAATAATCCAAATCATAAATAATATCAGGATTTAGTGCATTACCCATACATATAGCGCTGTTTTTTATTAATTAACATTTATACTAATCATGCGAGGGAAGGATTCTCTCAGGGTTTCAGGCCTACCGCATGGTCTAGGGTGCTTGCATGCATCGAATGGGGAATTGATAAATCATGGATGAAGACCAGAACGCACTTGCAGAGCAAGTAAGCGGAGATGATGAAGATGTAGTTGATGGTGGTGTTGGTCCTGGTGACGCTGAAGAGCAAGGAAATGCTTCAGATGACACAAGCAATTCATCACAAGATGAACCTGGAAGCATTAAAAAGCGACTAGGGATGCAGGCCAAAAAGCATGCTCGTGAAATGCGACATATGCAAGAACAGTTAATGCACTTGCAGTCTCAATTTAACGGCGATAGTGCTAATCCCCAACAGTCTCCATATAACTCCAATCCTTATCCGTCGCCAGGGCAGCCTAACCCGCCTTCGATGACTGAAGAGGAAAAAATACATCATGCAGTACGCTTTGCTTTAGGGGCTAAAGACCACGAGGAGCAACAAGCTAAGGTTGCAGAACGCCAGGCTCACGTACATAAGCAGTATCAACGCTTAAATGACGAGTTTGACCGTGCATCTGATAAGTACGACGATTTTGATGACGTAGTAAGAGCCGATCATGTTCCGTTTACTCCACATGTACGGGACGCGCTTCTACTCGTTGAAAATCCTGCAGAAGTTGCTTACAAATTAGGCAAGAACAAATCTGAACTTGAACGTATATCAAAACTCCATCCACTAGACCAGGCACGTGAAGTTAATAAGCTGTCTTTTTCTTTGATGGGTGGTAACAGCGGGAAACCGTCAAGCCAATCTAAGGCTAATCCCTTAGGAACTGTCAGAGCAAATCCTGCTCATTCTTCAACTGCCGTTACGGATAAAACACCTCCCTCTGTTATCAGGGCGAGAATGAAGGCCGGCACATGGAAGTGACTTTAAGGTTTTAAGGATAAAACTTTGATTTAACCTAGGTCACTTGCATTGCCATTAAACGGATTTAATGGAGACCTAGCTCATGGCTAACCAATTTATTACAACTGACTTAGTCAGTAACACAGCATTGGCAATGTTTGCCAATAACGCACCTTTTGTAATGACAGCTTCAAGAATTTACCAGGATGATTTTGTGTCTTCTGGTTATAAGATAGGAGATACGTTACAAGTCAGAAGACAAAATCATTTTATCGTAGGTGATGGTAGTGTCGCAACCCCTCAATCAATCATTGAAACGGTTGAATCTATCGTTGTAGCGCATCAATACCACGCTTTAATAGCTTATACTATTCAAGATTTATCATTAAGAATTGAAGATTTCTCCCGTTTATTTATTGCCCCTGCAATACAGGAAGTAATAACTCAGATGGAAAAAGATATCGCGTCTTCTGCCGAACAAGACCTAAACTTCTTCACAGGTACTGCAGGTGTAGCGATTAACTCCTTTACGACCGTTGATACAGCTGGTGCGAAACTTCTGGAGCAAGGCGTTAATATTGCATCCGATGCGTACATGGCAATGACTGTTCGTGATGGTTCCTCATTAAAAGGTGCTCTGCTCAATAACTTCACACCAGTATTTAATGAAGATATCGTCCGTTCAAGCGCTATCGGTCACCTATCCTATTTTGACATTTTCCAATCTCAAAATATTAAACGTCACATTGCAGGTGCAGGACCTCGTCTTCATTCTTCCGATGCGCTGCTTGTAAATGGTGCGGTTACATCTGGCGCTACAATCGTTATGGACGGTGCCTCATTTACCGTCACTGACTACTTTGTAGTTGGGGATGTTATTTCTATAGCTGGCGTGCAGTCGGTCAATCCTGTAGGGCGTGCATCAACCGGTCAAGATATGCAGTTTGTCGTAACTGCCAATGCAAGCTCTGATGGCGCAGGCAACATCACAGTTCTTGTGGCTCCTATAATTATATCTGATACATTAAATCCTAATCGTAACGTCAGTAATGCTATTCCTGATGATGCGGCTGTGACCATGGTTGGCTCACATAATGTGAACGTGGCTTATCCTTCTCGTGGCCTTGATATCGTTTGCCCTCCTTTATATAAACTACAAGTTCCTTATGCATCGGTTGCAGTAGATCCCGAAACAGGATTATCACTTGCTGTAACACAAACCGGGGATATTTTAGGATATCAAAACTATATGCGTCTAGATTTATTGTGCGGCTTTAAATGGCATCCACAATATGCAGTCCGTGTATTATCTTAAAGGAGACCGCCTGATGCTTACATGTATATATCACCCCATTGACGCAATGCGCGTTGTTGAGGCTTGTGAGGCTGATAAACTAAAAGCATCAGGCGTGTGGTTTGATAGTCCTAAAAAGGCGGCTGATTATCGTTTGAAAGTCGAAAATGAAATAAAGCAGAAAGAATCGGAAGAAGCCAATGTTGAAAAACCGATATCCAAAATAAAAAGGAAATCAAAATGAAAGATAATAAGATGGTTCAATCTAACAATGCGTTTGTAAAGGCGCAAGAGATGAAAATGAAGGGTCGAATGGGAAATCGCCCGGGCGCGCCTCCTGAAATGAAGCATTTTGATGCTTTCATGAGTAATGATGGAGAGAATGCTAAAGAGTCAGCTCGCAAGCTGTGTAGAGGGCTTGATGATGCTTTCCCTTTGAAATAAGTCGATTCGATCGACATATCTAAATGGTATGTCGATAAATTTGGTTTTTTTCGACATAAGGAATTGTCATGGCTCAAATTCTACGGACTACAAATGAGTTAATTATAAACTCACTTTACTTGCTTGGCGAATTGGCAGTAAACGAAACGCCTGACAGTTTTATGTTGTCTACAGGGTTAGAGTTAATTAATGAACTTTTAGACAAATTTGCATCAGACAGTATTTATATTCCTTATTTAACTGAAGTTTCATTTAATATGGTTGTAGGTCAAGGAACATATTCTTTTGCAGATGTTGGAATTGCAGATGTTATATCAAATCGAATAGTCGATTTATCGTTTGCTAACTACACAGTTCCATCAGATAACCAGGGCATTATTTATCCATTACAGATTATAAATAAATCACAATATTTTAATGTTACAAGATTATTGCCGCTAACTACACGTCCGGGATTTATTTATTTAGATAAGCAGGCAATAGAAAGTTTTATTACTCTTTATCCTCAGCCCGATCAGCCATATCCATGTTTATTAGGCGTAAAAGTCATGCTCGATAAACTTGTTGCTAATCAGAGCTTATCAGAGCTACCGCCATTTTATTATGGATTTTTAAAGTATTGCTTGGCTAGAAAGTTTAGATCGTACTATCCATCAGGCAATTGGAATGAAACAGCCGAGGAAGAATACCAAGATTATTTTAACATTATAAAAAATGCCAATGAGACTGATTTGACCGTCAGACCATCGGCCATATTAAGTCGCCCAGAGCCTTTCTACTGGCAAAACATTTTGGCCTACTAATGCGTAAAGATTATGACCTTGTAGGAAGCTATGATAACCAACGGGTTAGCACAATCAATGCTGAACGCACGGTTAATCTGTTTGAGTATATGGATGAAAATGGTAAGAGACCTAAGGTCTTATTGCCAACATCAGGCCTTGTTGATGCAAATCTAAATTTACATGGGGAATTAGGAGGCGCACGTGCATCTTTTGTGTTTAAGAATGCAATCTATAATGTTTATGGACAATCAGTTTTTAAAACAACAGGAACATCAACGGCCCTGGTTACAACATTAATAGGCACTCTTACCACTGCTGTAGGTTTCGTTGGCATTGATGCTAATACTTTCCAGGTTATTTTTGTTGATGGAGAAGACGGATATATATGGGATGTTAATACAAACATATTTGTTAAAATAACAGACACATCATTTCCAGCTCTTCCTATAGATGTATGCTTTCTTGATGGTTTTTTTGTAGTAGCAAGTGGCGGCACAAACAATTTTCAATTGTCTATGATTAACCAGGGATTAGTTTGGGGTCCGGATTTTACAACAGGCGTTGGAAATGCTTTTACTGCAACAAGCGGTGGATCACCTAATCTTGTTCTAACAACCGGAACTACAGCCAATTATCAAATTGGCAGTCCAATTATTTTTACAATAGGAGCTGGCGGCGTCCTTCCTGTTGGAACTCCGACTATTGTTGCAGGAACTACATATTTTGTTAAGTCGGTAGTAAACGCTACGACATTTACGATATCTGCAACAGATGGAGGGACTGCAATAACATTTGCAACAGTAGGTACTGCGATAATCACTCTATCAAATGGAGGTCAGTTGCAGCTTGGTAGCATTACATCGCACCCAGGAAACATTGTTGGATGTAGAACACTACATAGAATTTTATTTTTATTTTCTGAAAATTATACAGAAGTTTGGGAAAACGCGGGCCGTGGTACAAATCTACCATTTAGGCGCAACAACTCATTGCTTATGGAAGTTGGAACCCCTGCTCTGGGAAGCATTGTAGTCGGATTTGACCGCATGTTTTTCTTAGCTCAAGACAAAGATGGTCTTGCGGGGGTCATGGAAGTTAAGGGCTCGCAATCTATTCCTGCAAGCAATAGGGCACTAGATTTCCAATTGGCTCAATATGCTGGTAATCCATTAACAGGTGTTGCTGATGCTCGTGGTGTTCTAGTAAAAGAGAATGGAATTATATTTTATAGGCTTAATTTTACTAAAGCGAACCATACTTTTGTTCTTAATGTAACTATGAGCATGGAGAAACCTCAGTGGCATGAAGAAGAAGTGTTAAATGGTGACAGGCATCCTGCTCAAACTCATGCATATTTTGATGGGTTAAATTTCTACGGGGATTATAAGCGCCCTTTATTTTATATTGTTGATAATGATGTCTCAACTAACAATGGCGAAACTATAAGGCGCATGCGAATAGGTCGTCAAATGTGCCCTGAGGGCTACAACAGGCTTAGAATTGATAGATTCCAGGTGGACTTATTACAGGGTTCTCCAGCTAGCCTTGAATTAGGAGATATCGATTTAGATACAGAATTTAGCGAAATTCTTTTAACAGAAGCAGGCGAAGATATTATTTTAGAACAACAAGTAATTGTTGTAGGTCCGCAGCCAACAGTATTTTTGGCTATATCTAAAGATGGCGGACAGACATACGGAAATTATTTTCATGCAACCATGGGCAAGATAGGTGAGCGTACACATAGAACTGTATGGAGAAAGCTTGGAACTACTCCACGAGGCCAGGGATTTATACCTAAGATTGAATTTTTTAATACGATTCCATTTATAGTATTAGGTGCAGCCTGGGACTTTGAGACCTTACCGGAGTGAGATATGGCACGTGATTTCGACAATTTCCCGACATATGACCCAGTTCTTGACGATGATAATGGTGTCTATTTAAGTAGTGTTTGGGCTGATTTCATGGCGACATTTGTAGAATCATTGCGTGAATATTTATCACAGAATGGGATGTTTGTACCAATAATTACTACAGCTGAGAGAGATAGTTTGCAAAACGTGGTGAATGGGCAATTAATTTATAACACGACATTAGATAAATTCCAGGGTAGGGAAGCCGGGACCTGGGTAAACTTGATTTAATCACAAGGAATGTGACTATGAACAATTGGCAGAATCCTGATAATGGTGGGTTTGGTGGTAATAATTTTGGAAGCGGGCTAATGAGCGGCCTTGGACAATTATTTGGCGGCATGTTTGGAAATTCAGGAAAACCTTATGATGATGCCGAGAAGGCGTACAGGGAATGGGCTGCAAAAGCTGCTGGTGCACAACAACCTTATCAAAACGCAGGAGTGGGAGCTTTAGGAGACTATCAAGACTGGTTAAAGGGGCAGAAAGACCCGGCTAAATTTATTAATGACCAGATGGGTAAATATAATGAAAGCGAGTATGCGCATAATTTAAAACAGCAATCCATGAATGCAGGACAAAATGCCGCTAGCGCAAGCGGATTAATGGGAAGTACCCCCATGATGCAACAATTACAACAAAATGCTGGCGCAATTACCTCTGCAGACCAAGATAAATGGCTGCAAAATGTTTTGGGGATTAACACTCAATATGGACAAGGACAAAATAATCTTGTTAATACTGGCCAAAATTCTGCTAACTCGCTAAGTAATATTTATGGACATATGGGTGACCAGATGGGACAAACTGCATATGGTAAGCAAGCGGGCAAGAACCAGGATTGGTCTAATATGTTTGGCGGAATTGGCAGCTTACTTGGAATGTTTTTATAGGGGTTAAGTTATGGGATTACCATTACCTAGAGTTATTGCAGATGTAGGCCCTGGTGGCCCAATAGTTACGTCTATGCGTGGCGCAAATGCGTTGCGAAATGATATGTTAAAAAATAAATATTACGGGCCTAACATTGAATCTGAGATAAACAATAAGAACGCATTGACTGAAGGTCAGAAGATTGAAAATCAATATATGCCGGATAAGTTAAGGCTAGCTAACGCATTGGCTGACCTTCGAAACCAATATTATGGGCCTAACATTCAATCAGAGATTAATAACAGAAATGCTCTTACAGACCAAACTACGACAATGACTCCCCTTAAAGCTAAGGAGTTAGAATTAAAGAATGAATGGTATCCAAAAACCGAGCAGGCAACTATAGATTGGAAAAACTCAGGCGGAAGTGGTGGTGGTGTGGATCAAAAAATAATGCAGTCATTTAAGAAACAGATATCTGATGACAATCCAGAATTCACGCCTCAACAGGTTAACGAGGCATCTAGTGCATATATTAGCGGAGATTCACAACTTAAAGATGGGACCCCATTACCTATTATTTCTGGTCAAGGCCAACAATACCTAGATATCATGACAAAAAAAGCAAATACTGCGGCCGGATTAAATCAACAAAGATATGCAGCAACCACCGACAAGCTTTTAGATGAAGGTGCAAAACTAATTCCTAGTGTTGCAAAATACGCAGGAGCACTAGGAAAAGCTCAGGGTAAAATTGATGCTGCAAGAAGTTCGCTCGGTGCAGATTCCCCTGAATACAAAGATTATTTAAAGTTTACTAGAATAACTGCTCCTACAGCTGCTGGTGAGATGATGCGTGCTCTAGGTGTAAATGCATCCGATAAACAAAAAGAAATATATATGTCGGTTATGGACCCAACATTTTGGGATAGCAATCCTAAGACTGCTATGGAAAATTACAAATACATGCAGAAGATGTTCAAAGAAACAATTAGCAAGACCGTGGGTCAATCTTTAAGTGAAACAAAGAATCAATTAAGGGGTGGTGGTACAAAGGCGGAAGATAATTTTGAATATGTTGATTATGATAAGCCTCCTGGTAGTGTTGGCATGATAGATCCAGATGGTAACTTGCATTTTATTCCAAATGGAGAAGTAGAGGCGTACAGGAAGAGGAAATATAAATATGCCAAATCAGGATGAAGACACTAAATATCTAGCTTCTAATTTTAGAAAGAAAGATGCAGATACTAAATATCTAGCCTCTAACTATAAGAAAAAAGAAGAACCTAAGCCTGGTTGGCTGGAACGTAATGCTAACTTTGCGCAGAAATATATCAATGAACCAGTTGAAAAATATATCAGAAACCCAGTTCAATCTGGACTAGAAGCAGTCGGAGGATTCGGACAGGGATTGGCTAATATTGGGCCTGGATTGGCTAATCTTGGAATTAGCGGCATAAATTCATTAGGAGCAAATGCGCCTAAAATTCCTATGATTGACGTAGTTCCTCATAGCCCTGGGTCTACATTAGGTGAGATAGGTTCGTTCTTTGCGCCAGGTAGCGCATTAAAATTATTAAGCAAAGCACCCGCATTCATGCATACAACACGCGCTGCCATGAAAATACCTATGATTGCAGAAAGCATCAAGCATGCTAGTAACATATTGAGCAAAGCTCCAACAGCATCAAAGATAGCTGGTAACGCTTTATTAGGAGGGGCTTATGCTCCAGATAATCCTTTGGTAGGCCTAGGACTAGGTGCAGTAGGTGGAGCATTGGGCGAAGGCATATCAAAGATAGGAAGTGATATTTATAATTCACCATCAGTTAAAAAAGGTCTTGAAAAAACATATGGCGATACAAAAAATTCAATTATCAATTCAATTACCAATAGTAAATTATATTCAAAAATAAATCCTACGGCACACGCTAAAGAAATAGAAAATTCCTTAAGTTTAGGGGCTAATGGGGTAACAAAAAATTCCCAAGAATTGGCCAATGATGTCAGGAAAGCATATGATAGCAGGGTTGCACAAGCTGAGGCATTCTATAAATATCCCCTTGAAAAAGCTGGAAATCAAAAAATATATAAAGACAACCCTCTTATTTTAAATAAAACTGACGAATCTGCAAACACACTTGGAAAGATTAAAGATTTAAATGCTGGTGATTTGTATCATAACTTTAAGGCAAATCCCACCTTTAATAATGCCCATAAATTACAATCTGAACTTGGGTCTATGGAAAGAAAACTAGAATCAAACCCCATAAAGACACAAGATGATTATCATCAAATAGCTAAAATTAAATCAGCTAAATCTGATTTACAAAATGACATTTCAAGATTCTTAGAGCGTCACGACAAGACATCAAATATACCACTTAGCGACAAATATAAGAAGGCCAGTCAATTATTTGAAGAGCATGTTGTTCCTTATTTAAAGGATAAAAAGATTTTAGAGATAACCAAGGGCGGCAAAACGGATATTAAAAATCTTCACACGCCATTTAATACCCCATCAAATGTTATTAATAAAAATGGGATAGAAGAAATTGGTCATATAAATAAAATATTAAGCGATTTGCCTGAGTCATCAAAAAATAGGATATTATTTAGTGCTATTGGAGGAAATAAATTAAATCCAGAATCTTTAATGGAAAAATTAGATGAGATTAAAAGCAAAGGATACGGGAGTTATTTCACTCCTGAAATTGATAAAAGTATTAATGAGCTTGGTAAAAAATTAAGAAATAAAAGATATGCTAAAAAAATAGGTGGTATAACTGGTCTTGGTGCATCAATTGGGGGGGTAAATTCATTGTCTCATTTATTCTGACAATGAATATTGAATAAGCATTACACCTACGATGAACATTATTATGCCGAACATTTATTTCTCCTTAATCTGATTAAGGTTTATTATAATGAATGATTGGACAAAATACAAGCATTAATACTAAATGATTTGGTAATAATGTAAAATAAATGAAATTTCACAAGGAATGTGAATAATGGCACTAACAAATTTGCTAGCTCCAATACCTAAATGGGTTTTGATAAATAATCAAGGCACCGTTGCAGGTGGCGCTAAGCTCTTTACTTATAGTTCTAGAAATAAGATTCTGCAAAAGCCAGTCTATCAAGATACAGGGTTCACAACTCCTTGGACAAATCCTATTATTTTTGATTTAAATGGCACACAAGGTCCATTCTATTGGACTGTTAATAGTGCTGATTTGACAGATACCTATTACCTTGAGGCCTTTGATTCAGATGATAATCCACTCTGGACGCTTGATAATTATTTCCCTCCTGGTTCTGGTGGTGGTGGAGGTGATACAACTACTTATTTGCCATTAACAAACTATATAGCTAATAATCAATTTATAGATCATATCGATGATGTTGCATCACCTATCGGATTAACGGATCTTGTTATTGCCCCATCTAACCACAAAGGTTTTACTCCATCTCTAATCAATCCAATATCAACTACTACCGCAGGGGTAGTTGGGCCAGATATACGCTTTATGAAAGATTCATTAGCCAATGCTGACACTATAACTTTTCCTTTGTTTATCTTTGGACTCGATCCGTTAATAGGGGATGTGACGCCTGTTGATTATGTTAGATATCAATGTACTACAGGAAATCCAGGAGAAAGTTATAAAGTTTTCCAATTCCCAATTACTCAAAAGGTTAAAAATTTAAATACTCAAACTATGAGTTTTCTAATTTGGGCAAAAAGTGGTGGAACAGATACTATAACTCCTCAAATAAGACAATATTTTGGCTCGGCTCCTACAGCAAGTCCTGAGGTTATAACGCCATTAACACCAATAAATTTAACAGCCACCTGGACTCAATATAAAATAACTGTTCCTGTCCCAAGTGTGGTTGGTAAAAGTCTAGGTACTCCAGGTCTTCAAACAGATGATGATGCACTTTATATACAAATTTTGTTACCACTAAATACAGCATGTGATATTTCGTTCATAAAACCTGCACTTTATCTTGGAGATATAAGTCCTGATCAAGAATTCGATGATTACGATCAGATTAATTCAATTAATTCAACTCCAAGAACCGGGGATGTTAAAACAAGTTATTTATCATCGGCTCCTAAGGGTTGGATTATAAATAATAATGGATCGATTGGAAATGTAGGTTCTGGTGGAACAACTCGTGCCAATCAAGATACTTTTCAACTATATAAAACTCTTTGGGATGGTGTATCTAATACGTTTGCACCAGTTTCAACAGGTAGAGGTGCTACAGCTGTAGCTGACTTCATAGCAGGAAAAACACTTAATTTACCCAGAGCTTTAGGCAGATTAATAGGTGGTTCTGGTGGACCTTCAGACTTAACAGTAAGAGCACTAGGAGAATGGATAGGATCTGAAACAAGCACAATAGTTCAAAATAATTTACCAGCAGCTTTTACAGGCACTATTTCATCAACTACATTAAACAACATTCCAGGGGGCGGAGGCAGTACTTTGTCTGGACTTTCAGGAGGCGGCACTACGCCTGTAAATTTTGTAATTGCTGGAGGAAGTCAGCCATTTACAACCATGTCTCCATCGAGCTTCATGAATGTGTTAATAAAACTTTAAAAATTAGGAGTAAATTTTATGGCAGTACAACTAGTAAATGTCCCAGCTTTAGACCCAAATGCATATACGGGTCCTACACGCGTCATGGCAGGCGTTGCACGCACTGGGGATGTTGTAGTTAATACAATGTATGGAGCCAATGGCTCAGTAGAATTTGCACGCTGGTTATATGTCGGCGTCACAGGTAACGTTTCATATAGAAAATGGGATGGTACCGATCAGACTCTAATCGGGTTAGCAGCAGGTGTTTGGCATCCAGTCTTTAGTATCATGGTAAATAGTGCCGCAACAACCGCAACTAGCATCGTGTGGGGAAGTTAGCTAACTTCAAAATGTAATATTACTATTCAATTTTAAAAGGAATTAAAATGACTACAAAAGTAACAGAAACAGTCTTTTCGCCCTGGCTAACCCCTGTGCGTCTTGCTTCAACCTCTAACATCGCAGGAACCTATTATAATGGACCAAACAATAATGGCGTTGGTGCTACATTAACAATCGCTGCATCTTCTCTAACTATTGATGGTGTTGTATGTAATGTTGGTGACCGTGTATTGCTTCAAACTCAAACAACCACATACCAGCAAGGTATTTACATTGTATTGAGTATTGGATCAACTGTTGTTCTACAACGTGCAGATGACCAACAAAATATCGAGCAATTAAAACCCGGTGAATACGTAGCCGTTGGTGCGGGCTCTGTAAATGCTGGTAACTTCTATACCTTAGTTGAGCCTATTCCCCAAACCATTGGTGTTGATGCTATGGTGTTTAATGCCGATCCATCTGCGGGTGGCGTGACATTCTCAGGCGGCGCTTCTACTGCAAACGCATTGGCCGTGTTTTCTGATACCGCTGGCAACCTTAAAGCGCAAACAACCGCAAGTACCTTAGGGTTTGGGTTGACTATCAGCACGGGAAACTTGGCCGTATCTGCTGGTACAATTACATCATCAGGTAATATTGCAACTACTGCTGGTACTATCACGGCATCAGGTGCGATTACATCAACCGCAGGAAATATTACCTCTGGTTCTTCAGGTGATGCTGGTACTTTTATATCCTTCCCTGCAACCGCTGCAAATGGCACATTGATTCTAGCCGCCACAAATGCCGGCGGTGCATTTAATACCACAATCAGCAATGCTGCATCTGTTGGACAATCACAGGTTATATCAATTCCTGACGTGGGAGCCGCTACCGGGAAGTTTATAGTTAACACTGCTACATTAGTGAGTGGTAATTATCCAGTATTTTCCGGTACTGGAGGCGTTATTATTGATTCTGGTGTTCCTGCTCAAAAGTTTGCACAAGTTTCTTTAACAGCAGCCCAATTTAATGGCATGTATGCGGCTCCTGTTCTATTGGTTGCGGCTCCCGGGGCAAATACTATGATAATCGTTGATAGTATCCAATTGCAGATGACTTTCGTATCTGCGGCCTATGCTGCTGGTGGTGTTGTTGCGGCGCAATATGACCTTACTGCAAATGGCGCGGGTGTTCATGCATCTAGTGATGAAGCTGCAGCTGATTTCTTTGCTGCTGCAAGTACTGTATTTAAGCTTAATGGCGGCCTAGTATTAGCTCCATTTACTACCTGTGCTAATAAAGGATTGTATATCTCTAACTTGACTCAAGCATTTACGACTGGTGATAGCACTTGGAGAATTAAGGTTTATTATCATTTAATAAGCACAACAGCTTAGTAACAATTATTCTGCGTCATCTAATTAGGGCGCAGATACTTTAAAAGGATTTATTGATGCAGGGTGCTTATGGTGGGCTAATTGTTATTCTTATGTATGCAGCTTCAGAAGGTGCTGTTGAGACAGAATTTGCAATTATTACACAAGACAATAAATTTATTATGACTCAATTATCACAAGATATTTTAGCCACGGAGTAGGCAATATGTCAGGCATAAAAATTTCGGCGCTTCCAGTAGCTCCATCGGCATTATTAACCGATGTGTATCCTGTCGACCAATTACCAGGGCCGGTGACTTATCAAGAATCAAATCAACAGCTTCTAACATTATTTCAAGCCAACGGTAACGCATTAACAAGCACAAATGATACTAATGTTACAATGATACTGGGTGGCTCTCCTACAATCGCATTATTAAATGCAACATCTATGACACTTGGATGGACAGGACAATTAGCAGTATCTAGAGGTGGGACGGGAATTAGCGCATTCGGTACAGGTGTCGCAACTGCATTAGGTATTAATGTGGGTTCCCCAGGTGCGTTCGTCACATTCAATGGCGCATTAGGCACGCCCAGCTCAGGAACGCTTACTAATGCCACAGGTTTGCCATTAACTACGGGTGTCACGGGAAATCTTCCAGTTACTAATTTAAACAGCGGAACAAGTGCTGGAGCTACAACATTCTGGAGAGGTGATGGAACATGGGCAATACCCGCAGGAACCGGCGTCACCTCAGTCAGCGGAACTGCAAACCGTATTACATCAACAGGGGGCAACACTCCTGTAATAGATATCTCCGCCTTATATGTTGGACAATCGTCAATTACAACGGTCGGCGCATTAGCAAGTGGATCATTAGTGGCAGGATTTACGCCGGTAACAGTCCCTTTAGGAGGTACTGGAAATACAACCTTTACAGCTTATTCAGTTATTTGCGCAGGCACCACAGCCACAGGAACTTTCCAGAATGTGAGCGGCGTAGGTACTGCCAACCAAGTTTTAGTGTCCAATGGAGCAGGATTGCTGCCTACCTGGCAATCAGTTCCAGGAGTCGTGCCGGCAGCCCTTACGAAAACTGATGACACCAATGTGACATTAACATTAGGCGGAACTCCTGCAACAGCTCTTTTACAAGCCACCTCCTTAACATTGGGATGGACTGGACAACTAGGATTAACTCGCGGAGGCACGAATGCAAGTTTAACTGCAAGCAATGGGGGTATATTTTACAGTACAGCAACAGCAGGAGCAATTTTATCGGGTACTGCCACTGCGGGTAAGATGCTTCAATCAGGTGCTACAGCTGCGCCTACTTGGTCAACTCCAACATTCCCGAGTGGTAGTGGTGCCAGTGGCGCGATACTTATTTCGGATGGAACAAACTATATAGCCTCGACTTCTTTATGGCCAAATACTGTAGGGACTGCTGGTAAGATATTGCGCTCGGATGGCACAACCAATGCTTATACGACTGCTACCTTCCCAACTACCGCCGGAACCTCAGGTAACGTTTTAACCTCTGATGGCACAAACTGGTCTTCTTCTCCGTCAACGGGAACAGGAACGGTTAATAGCGGGACTATTGGCCAAGTTGCATATTATGCCGCTACAGGGACCGCCGTATCAGGTGAAAATCAAGTCACTCTTGCACAAGGCGGAGCTAATGCTGCACTAACAGCTAGTAACGGGGGCATAGTTTATTCAAATGCGAGTGCGCTTGCAATACTTGCAGGAACTGCAACAGCTGGATTGACATTGTTGTCTGGCGCAAGTACAACACCAACATGGTCAACTGGAAAGCCGATTACTCAGGTAGTTGTACAGTCATTTACCGGTAATGGTACGTATACCCCAACAACTGGAATGCAGTTTTGCATCGTTGAGGGGGTTGCAGGAGGCGGGGGATCTGGTGGTACTGCCTCTGGTGGTTCAGTAACCTATGTATGTGCGCCGGGAGCAGGTTCAGGTGGATATGCAAAAGTTCTATATACGGCGGCTCAAATTGGCGCATCAAAAGGCGTAACAATAGGGGCTGCAGGTGCTGCCGGAGGAAGTGCGGCAGTAGGAGGCGCCGGAGGAACTACGACGTTCGGAGCAACTTTATTTTCATGCACAGGTGGTGCTGCAGGCCCTGTGGGAGTTGGATCAAATTTCATAATAGGAAGCGTTGGAGGAGTGCCAACAGTCAGTTCAGGAACCACTATTGCAACATCTAATGGTCAACCTGGTTCCCCGGGATTATCAGCAGGGGCGGCACTTCTAGGATGCGGAGGTAATGGCGGATCATCTCCCTTTGGTGCGGGAGGAATCGGTACAAGTGCGGCATCAAATAACCCTGGTACTGCTGGCAATGGGTTTGGTTCCGGTGGCGGGGGCGGCGGGAATTTAAGTGCGGCTCAAACAGGCTCCGCGGGGACCGCAGGTTATTTAGTAGTAACGGAATTTATATCAGTTTAACAAGGAGTTTCACATGGGCGTCAAAATAAGCGCATTGCCAGCGATAGCAGCACCATCATTAACAGATATTTTTCCAGTAGTTCAAGCTGGCGTCACATATAAAGAAACTTGTACTCAATTAGCTGCATTAATTGGTAGTGTTGCTACTACAACAATTACGGGCACCGCAAATCAAGTCATTGCCTCTGCATCCGTAGGTCCCGTAACTCTAAGTCTTCCTCAGTCAATTGCAACAACAAGTGATGTTACATTTGGAAGCGTGACATTCAGCCCAACAACAAAAGGAATCGTTGGTACTCCTACAAACAACAATGCAGCGGCGAGTTATGTCGGCGAATTTATAAGCTCAAACATAGGAATTGGTACTCCAGTTGCTGTAACTTCAACAGTTTGCGTAAATATTACATCAATATCACTAACTGCTGGAGACTGGGATGTGTTCGGTACGGTCTATACATTACCAGCTGCTGGTACTACTACCTCAGCATACAGCGCGGCCATTAACACAGTATCAGCGACATTACCTGGCTCAGGTCCAAATAATGCATTTGTTAATTTCACAAATATTGCAGCCGCTGCAAATCTAACACTAGGTTTTCCAGTTGGGTCTTGCAGAATAAGTCTTGCAGGAACAACTACCGTTTATCTAGTAACGACCCTTGTATTTGCAGTATCAACCATGGGCGCTTATGGATGGATAGGAGCAAGAAGAATGCGTTAATGCATTATTGGCGCGATAAGCTCATAACCACGGCTTTTGCGCCTCTTCATCATTAAGTTGACGTACTTTTGTACCTCTTCATGACTTTCAACCAATAAACTTTTCTTGCCGCCTCGATTTGAATTACATCCTCCCCATGAATAATTTAATATTATTTCACCTGGTGAGCGTTTTTGAATGGCAATTGTATAATAACGTGACTTTTCTTTATTCAACCATCGATATGTATTATTCATAATACTCCAAAAGTTCGTTCAGGGATTGTAACTGCTCTTTTAATGCTTCTTCATCCGTGAAGAATTTTGGTTCTTGAACATCCTCTTCAACACCGTCAAGATTATAAAACCTCATAGTGTTTGCCTTTTATACAACCAAGGATATATATGCTACAAAATTCAGATCTTGACTGCAAGTAAATTTTTTTACTTGAACGCTCTCTTACATTTATTGCAAATCCTTAAAGTTTCAATCTTATAAAAACGCGTTCCATTTTTATACCAAGAATAAGTCGAGGGGTAAGAACAAATGATATTATGTCCTGTAAAAAAACATTTGATGCGCTTAATCATAGTAAACTCAAATAAAGGCCGATTTCTCGGCCTCATTATATCAGTCAGCTTTAAGCAAGATAAGTTTTAGATATGCTGAATTTGTGGGTGCATTTGTACCAAAGGTTGGTGCTGTGAGCACAACATTAGAAACTGATGTGTTTGCTAATTCAACAATATCTCCAACTAAAAAATGAACCAATACATCAGCACATATTTCATTTGCTTTTTGTTCCGGACTTAAGGTCATGTTTGCAAATGTGGATCCTGGAACAATGATTCCATTTTTAAACAAAGATAGTGTCCATACTGGCAAAGGAGATGATACAGGATTTAAAGAACCACACATTCCTGTGAAAACATCATACCAACCCGCACGATTAATTTTAACTTTACCATTAATAGAAGCCATAGATAAATCAATATTGGGTGTATTAAAAATGGTATTTTCAAGAACTACTGTTTGGCCTGCAAGATTGGGACCAGGAGATGCTCCAAGATCTTGAGTTGTAATTGAGAATACTTCAGCAAATTCAGGCTCTGGGCAATGGCATTCATTTTCGCATTGCATGCAATCACCTTTATCACCTTTAGGTCCCTGAATACCTTGTGGTCCTGCAATTCCTTGAACACCATCGTGACCTGCAATTCCTTGAACACCCTGCATTCCTTGTTCGCCTTTGTCTCCACGGTCACCTTTTTCACCAGGACAACAGCATTTTTTTTCATGGTCCATTTGAATCTCCTTATTAATAAAATTAAATATCCGTATTTAAAATTTAAAAATGTAGCTCGGTAATTTTAATTGATGGTATTTAAAAAATCTAGTAGATTTAAGATCTTATTGTTTAACTTAGTATAAATAAGGACTTATATAGAACATAAAAAGTGTATATTAATTGATTATATTGTTGGTGTAAATATTATACTGATCTTGGTGTCTATATAAACCAGTAAGTAGTTGATTTATATAGACAACATGAAGTTAGGTCTGATTATTATTAAAACCAGACTTAATTTTCAGGAGGGATTGCATATTGATCTTTAAACCATTTAAAAAATTTTTCTTTGTCAATTATTATTTTTTTACCATATCTAAGGATGGCCCCGCTTTTTTGAAGATTATTTTTATCTCGCTTAAAGATAATATCTCTCAGCCCTGCTTCTGTGAATAATTTCTGCTCTGATACAAATTGTTTAAATGTATATAAATCATTCATTTTACAATCCTTGGAGCTTAGGATCATCTAATGATTTTTCTAAATAAGAAATTTCAAGATCATCAATCATTACTTTTAGCTTTTCAGTTACTCGGTATGCCATGCTTGTAGAATGCATGTGTTCACCTAATGCAGTAACTATGTCTTCATAAAGCCACTTTATTTCTTCTTTCGTAAATTCATTCATTTTTTCTAATCCTCAATAACTTTTGTAAGTTTTCCACATCGCAAACATTTATAAAATTCCTTTACAATAACATCCTTTTCAAAATCTATTAATCCAGTTTCTTTTAATAATGTATCAACAAACTTCTCTCTCTTAGAGAAATCAAAGTCATGTCCTATAATTGCGCATATAATCTTATTTAACATTTAAAATTCCCTTTTCTTCCTCTGGTTCAACACAAAAATATGCATAAGATACTGGAATACTAAAATGCAGACGAGACACCATTTGAATATACTGATCTTTTTCATTCTCTGTCATTTTCCTACCACATTTATTTTTACAATTGGGTGAGGCACAGAATGTTTTGTCTTTGAATGACATAATTATAATTCAATCCAGTCTTCTTTAACAAAAGAATCAAAAGCAGGAACAAAAGGATAATATTCCATGTTATGAATAACAATTTCTTTTACAGAATGGTCAAAGTAAATATATGCTTCCTTCCATTCTTTTAATCTAGCGTTAGATCCTGACTGTAATGGACCAATAATATCGCAGAAGGAATATTCTTTTTCATCACTATCAATGAGCCAGCCGCTTGATGTCATAATGTCTTCGCAATAAACATAAGTAGAAATTCTTGATTGAAAAGATTTAATCACATCATCTTGCATCATGAAATAAAGAAGACTCTTCCATTCATGCCTAGTTATCTTTGAACCAGATTTTAATTTTTCCATTGCGTCACTGAAATTCATTTATTATCCTGTTTATATTTTTGTTCAACTATTTTAATTGAAAGTTCTAATTTTTTAATAAAGTTTTTCATAACCTTTTTTCTATCAAGATGAAATGTTCCTGACAGTTTATCTATAATTACGGCAGCTATCATTGAAGGTCCTGATAAAGAGGTACTAATAAATAGCTCAATATTATCTTTGTAATTCTTTGGATCAATTTCTTTAACAAATGATAAAATATATCCATTTGTTAAATCTACTATAATTTTTAGATCTGCAATATATTGTTCACTTAAAGATGATTCATTTAACACTATCCCGCTTCCTTATTTAAAATGGTGGGATTAGCAGGGTTTTCACCTGCACCTACCTCGTTATGCTTACTCATGTTTTCACAATCTTCGGCCTCGCATTTCTGCAAAATGAGGCGCTCTTCGATCAACGCGTTGTCTTTTCGAGCTCTATCCCATAATATGTTGACAATGTTTCTTATAATGTTGACAAAGTTTTCTTATTTGGTTGACAATCGGCACGATTCGAACGTGCTTGGCTTCTTCGCAGCATAATTAAGGGTTAAGTGTTTGGCCTCTATCCCAATCTGCTTTACACCATGACGCCAAATTCTAAGTCATGCGTGTCACCTTCCACGCCGCGATTGTCATTATTCTATATCTTTTAATTCATCTGATTGTTGATTAAAAATCCCATTAATAAAATGCTCTACTTTTTGTGCTAATTCAGCATCCGTTAACCTAATTTCACGTACATATAGCTGTGCAGTTTGAATCAATTGCATGATTTGCTTTTCACTTATCTTCATTAAAGAATTTCTCCACATTTACTACAAATGTCTCTAAAAGAAGTTAACGCCTGAAAGTCATGTTCACAATAATTGTCAATCATAGATTGTACTTTAAGCCTTAATTCTTTATGAGTATGCGATTCTTTTAGAATCTTTTTTTGCTCTACATAAGTACACATGTCAAGATAGATAATTAATAAATCTTCTTTCGTGAAATCATTCATCTATCAATCTCAACTCATTCTTAAGACCATCTATGATATTTTTCATTTGTTATTGCTCATTAATGCTATACAATGGCGTTCCATGTTTATTCTTGCCGTTAAAAAATTCCACATCAAACCATTTGCACTCATTTATTTCATTAATTATTTCAGCTTTACTTCTCATTAAAATATTTCTCCACATTTAGTACATATATCTGTAAACGTTGTCAAAGCTTGCATATCATGCTCACAATAATTAATAATTATATCTTGTAGTTTATGTGATAAAGCAATAGTTCCTTCATCTTTCGCCTGCTCTAACCCTATTTTTAAACATCTATTAACAGACCAGCATGCCAATAAGATTAACTCTTCTTTCGTGAATTCATTCATCTGTAATCCTTACCGCAAATAGTGCATATTCCCCGGTCAACTACGCAAAGTTTACACTTAATATCTTTTATAAGATTACCTTGTTTTACTGCTGATACCATATCTTTTTGTGCTTTATTAAGGGCATTCAATATCTCTGAAACCACATCTTCATGCAACTGAATTCTTACACAGCAATTAGCATTGAAATCTACAGACCGCACACCTAAACATAGTCGATTATCACCTGATAAATACGGATATATTAAGAAATCTGTACCTGATTCTTGATTCATCTATAAAACTCACCACATTTAATGCATCTATAGAAAAAAACGAACGAAGCTGGTAGCAATAATGGATCAGCGTTTTTATATAAAGTTGCGTGAAATCCACCAAAATCGTCTTTCGAGTAAATAATATCATCACTTTCATGTTCGCATTCTTCCTTACATTCACACTTTGACCATGGATCTTTGCATTTAGGGCACGTAAATTTACGTAGTGAAGGAAAGTCTTGTAATGTTTGCCAATATTCAATTTGTGATTCTATTAGAGCTTCACGGGATGAATATAATTTGTTTTCTGATGTCCAGTCTATACCGGTGGCATGACAGGATTTGAAGGTAACACAATTGATTAATTTACAATCACCATCATCATATTTATCTATATTTGCCGTACAAATTTCGTCGCAATCAATCAACCATACTAATGACCCAATTTCATATTTAGGTTTTTGTTTAATAGATTTAACTGCTCTTTCAATGCATTCATTGCAAACTGTTCTTTCTAAATCTAAAGGATTCCCGCATTTGCATTTAGGTTGAGTTAATTCTGTGAGTTTTGATATTAAGCTATCTAGGTCATTAAAGTGACTATCATGGGTATGTGTTTCTGTTTGATATACTAATCTAAAATTAACTCCACCACAAAAGCAAACAGTAACACAACATAATCTTCCTGATAATCTTGCATTTTTATGAGCCAATTCATGAGCAAGACGCAGTTTGTCGTAGTCAATCATATAAAAAATAACCCAATAAAAAATTAATAAAGGATGCAAAAGTACATCCTATTAAAAAACCATATGAAATATCATGGTTTCAAAAAAATCTCTTTATATTATTAATCATTGCTTAAAAAGCTATATCATCGTCATTAAATTTATTCACATATATTGAAATATAATCTTCTATTTTATTCTTATCTGGATATTTGGAACCAAAAGATTTACCTTTTAACTTATCTTCTAAAATAATTCCACCCTTTTCAGTACTTATTTTTACACGAACTCGTTTACTTTCCATAAGTTCCGAACAAAAATTTTGTGATTCGTATTGCTCAATAACATTTGCAGACTTAGCACAATTAACTATTTTCCACATCATCTTAGGCGTGAAAACTAGAAAGTCCCTTATGGTATATTGCATGCCATTTTCATCAAATACTGACAAAGTCATATCCATCATTGGATTTCCACTTGATGATATTTTGTCCATGGATTTCTCTATCACTGCATCATACTCCCCGTCCTTGAGGAGATTAAACCGTTCTACACTGGCCTGGGCTTCACTATAAACTTGATACTCAAACATTTATTACTCTCCTTGTATTTTTGACTTTAAGTGATCGATGCATTTTTGTATTGCGTCACGAGGCATATCTTCCCATGTATCAGAGCCTGATTTATCCAGCCATTTTTGATATATTTCTGATGGAACTTTTAACAAGTCTATTAGCCTTAGCAAATCGTTAACCTGGTGTATATCTGCAACCTCTTGAGCTACAGCATCACGCTCAAGTATTTCACGACCATATCTTTTTGATATTTCTGCATAAGAAAATGGAAAATGCTCTGTATCTGGAAATGATTCTATGCGAGACTTTTTAATTAAACCTACCCTCTCTTTCCCTCTTTTCTGCACCTCAAACACTAAGTCAAAAAGATAATCTAATTTCTTATAACAATCAAATGTTTGCCCAAGTACCGACATATTTTGTCCGTATTCATTCTTTGAGTGACTAGTGATTATCACATTCATGTCTAGGCGTAATAGCAAATTTAGTAAATGTTTAATCTGTTTGTTAGCATCAGAGTAATGACGACCAAATTCAGTACCGTTTTTTAATGCTGATTTGTCTAACAAGTCATTATAAAGAGTTGTTAGTGGGTCAATAACCAGCGTCTTATATTCGTGCTTTTCTGTTAGCAATGCCTTTACTTCTGTCATGAGTTCATTAAAGTCTGATGTCTGAAATACTACACCGCCGTTCTTTGATAGAGTATCTGTGTATTGACTATTTTCAGCACCTTTTTCTGTATCTATCAGATAAACGCGAGGGAATGATATAGCCGCAGTAGTTTTACCAACGCCTGCTGAACCATAAAATAAAGCCTTTAATCTCTTCTCTACCTTTTCAGGTTTAACACCACGTAACGCCATTTTACAACTCCTACTAGTTTTAATTATGACCAGTTAAGGTCTTCAGATTTATTCCCGATGGACACAGTATGCCCATGAGGAATCTATCTGCTTCCCTTGTAACAATCAGGATGGCAGTACCATAAACCGCAATCTAGTGTTATTGCTTCACGCTCTAACTCTATGTATGAGCACCCATCATCTTTAACTATCTGATTGCTATCACGGCCGCAACCTACGCACTCCTCCAAGTAAAAATCATGCTTCACATCATCAAAATTTAATCTTTCTGTAGCTTTAATATGGTCTTGCATTATCATCTTATTCTCCTAGTTTTCTGCGTTCTTCCCAGTCAATCTGAAAGGTTGGTGAAACATCATAATCAGACTCACAATCGAGGCCATCTTCTATTTTTGAAATATGCCCAATAGCTGCAAATCGTGCTTCTTGCTCTGTATCAAACCATTCATCAGACTCGATAACTTCATTTGTAAACATATAAGCATCGAGTATCTGATAAACAAAAGTACCGTCTTCAACTGTATTTATTTTAAACTTATGGTGACTATATTTTTCAATCATTAGAATTTACCCCACACTACATCACCATGATCGTTATCAATTTGGGCGCTATAACCTGATTCGAGCATTTGATTTTTGAAATAAACGTCGCAACCAATGTCTAGCAGGTTTTCAAGGGTTTCTTTGTAGTAGATAAATAAGTTTTTTCGGGTAGTAACTGCAAATTGTTCGCGAGTTTCTGAGTTGTTATCTTGTAACATAGCAAGCATGGAGCAAAGAAAATCACTATCGATTGATTCATCGGCTCCGTAACAAGCCCATTCTATTTCACGGGCAATTGATTCGATGTAAAAACGTAACAGTTCGTCCTGGTCTTCCTGAGGAATCAGGTCTAGGTCAATCTCTATAGAGTCACAGCTTTGTATGCCGTAAGATTGAATCAAATAGCTTATGGTGTCGTCCAAGTCCCTTTCGTGGTTCATTGTCAATCCTTTGACAGTAGCAAATTCAAATGGGTCACAATCATTGTTTCCCTTATTTAATATATCGTATTTTCTTAATGCATTCATCTTTATTTCCTCTTAGGTGCAGCAGCCTAGGCTGCTATCTCTATAATCTTGATTTTGTCTGTACTGTCGAAGTCCCCGTTTTTCTTCATGCATCTAACCGTATCTTTTGCGCTCTTTAAACTACTGTGAACTTCAAACAATTGCCCATTTAGCATTATGTGGTAGTCGTTCATTTTTATTTCCTCTCGTTAAGTTGATAAAGCAAGTATACAACTTATAATTACATAGTCAACACTTTTATAAAAAATAAGTTAAATATTTTATATCTATGCATTTTAATGATTAAGATGTTATAGTTCGCGTTTAAAGGAGATGACATGACATTAAATGAAGCATTAGATTATTTTGGAACAGGTTATAAGTTATGCAAGAAGTTAGGCATTACGCCGACAAACTATTCAACTTGGAAAAGGCGAGATTTTATCCCTATTAAGCGACAGCTTATGATTAATATGTTAATTGAGGATGAATTACCGATTGATATTGATAAAGAGTCAATGGATAGGCGCATTAAAATAGCAAGAGCAAATAGTTAAGGATTTAAATAGTACTATAAATAAAATTGAGTCATAATTGTTTGATTCGCTGAGCGGTACATCATGTTTCCACTCAGGATTTTTGATATTACAGATAATATGAATATTTACGCTTGAATGCTCCCCTACCAAAGTTGACATTCTAGCTCATTACAACCGGACACCAATGTTTTGGTGAAGTACTTCAAACGTGTCCACACGATAAGAAATTAAATTCCGGGGCAATTACAAGTGTCCAACGATCAAGAAAAACACATATAACACGAGGCAATTATAACATGAACGATCAAAACAGCAATACTAATTCTTATATCCCTTCTTTTTTCATTGTTCCTTTTCATATTATGTCTTTACCTGGCATAACTTTAGGTTTCGCAAAAGTTTATGACTGCATATTCCAGTTCTGGAATAAAGGAAGGCAATGCTTTCTAAGCGACAAAGTTTTAATGGAAAGAACTAACCTTGCAAAATCCCAGCTTTACGAAGCTTTCGCTTTCTTTGAAAAACATGGTGAATTAAAGCGTCGCACTATCAACTTCAAGAGATACCTTGTTCAGCCTGAGAAAATAATAGAATTAGAATCATCAAAACCTATTTCAAATGAAATAGTTCCGTCTACTTTATCTGTTCCCGCAAACCAGGATTTGGGGTCCGGTGGAGCGGAAGGGGGGGGTCCGGTGGAGCGGAAGGGGGGGTCCGGTGGAGCGGAACATAATATAAATAACTTAAATAAAGAAAAAGATTTAAGATCTATTGTCGATTTAGAACAATCGACGACAAATAAAAAGTCGGTTTTAAAAGAAAAAGATTATGAAAAAGAT